TACAGAGACTGTTGATCCATCCAGATACAACCAGCCTAAGATTCTTCCATACTTTTCTGATGAATCCATCTTTTCTGTTTTAATAACAACGTCTTTAGCATCTTTAATCTTAGACTTGACATACTCTTTAGCCTCAAGGCCTAAAATCTTTTCAGCCTTATCCTTTGTTCTACTTTCTGGAGTATCAATTCCAGCCAGCCTAACTCTTGAACTAAATGATATGTCAAAGCCTAGATCAATTTCTACGTCTATTGTATCTCCGTCTACTACGTTATTTACTTTTTTAACATGGTATTCGTACATTACTTCTTTGGTGCCGCCTTTTTTGCAGGTGCATCCCAATCTGGTCTAGCAACTGCCATTACTAGGCTGTATGCTCTCTTTTTAAGAAATACTCCGTCTCCATTAGCCTGTGATCCTTTTGAATCTCCGCTAGTGTTTCCTTCATAGCAATGCAAGTTCTTTCCGTCATTCTTTACAACAATTCCAACGTGCTCTGTGTCAGTCGGATTTTTGTCAAAGTTAAAAAATACAACATCTCCTGCTTGTGCCTGACCAATCGGAACAATTCTCTTATTCTTAGCAAACCACTGTGCTCCTGCATCGCATGATGCAAAGCCTTTCTTTGTTGAAGCTGCTACTAAATGTACCAGGCCAGCATCATTAAAGCATCCTGAAACAAACATAGCACACCATGGCTGGTTATTCATTCCATACCATTTACCAAAAACTGTATCGTTGTTCTTTCCTTCTGCATACTTTTCATCAGCATATTTCTTTGCTGCAGCCACAACTTTGGCTGCGTTTGGGTGGATATTATTTGACATTTAATGCCTCCTTTAAGGTTATATGTATTATAGCATTTATTTTGCTTTTTTGTCCACCGCTGAAAATGCTGCATTAATTTCTGCCACAGTCAGCTTGCCGTCATCTAGGAAGCCTCTTGCTAGTCTTTCAACTACAGTTGCTACTCCTAAAGTTCCTGCTAATATTACTGCCTTATAGGTTTCAATTCCCACCACTGCACCTGCTCCAATTACGGACAATCCTGATGCTGCAAATACTGCAATTATTCTCATAAAAATATTATTTATGTTTGCAATTGCTCCTGATCCTACTTGTGTTGGTTCTTCAATATATGCTTTTGCCATTTTTATTCCTCATTTCTATTTCTAATTGGACTTGTAACTATCCAAAGAGCAGTTGTTGCCATGATTCCATAACCTACAATTGTCTTTGCGCTTCCGTCCAGAACTACCCAAGCAATAAACATTCCAAGAAGGGTCCATGCTTGGTCAACCATATCTTTTAGGATATTCTTTATTATTCTTACCATTTTCTTCTGCCTCCTTGACCTGGTGAATTTGCTCCTGAGCCTCCACCAGAACTTCCTCCGCCCCCTGTGCCACCTCCAGTGGCTCCTCCTGTGGCAACTGCTGCGGCGTTAATTGCCGCTCCTGCTGCTACAACTGTTGCTACAACCATTTCAGTTGCTTCTTCTCTTTCGCCTTCTGTCATATCTGCACCTATGCTTCCAAGGGCCTGTAGTGCTGCTCCTGGGTCATTAAATAACTCTTGTGCAAAGGCTGCTGGATCAGATATTAATTCTACTTGTACTGCAACTTCTGCAGTAATTACAACTGAGTCACCATTTTCAGATGTTCTAACATCAACTGGTGTGCTTGCTGGCAAATCTGATAACTTAATTCCAGCTTCCGCTACCTGTTCTTTAGTAAGATTTTCACCTTCTGGAACTGATTGAATTAATGCATCAGCAACAATATCTTTTTCTGCTTCGGATAATTTACCATCTGAATTAGCTAATTCAACAATTGCTGCAACGTCTTCTTGTGAAACTTCACCATCTGACGCAAGCGCTTCCAATACTGCTTCTTGATCTGCTACAGAAACTTTTCCATCTTCTGCTAATGCTTCAATTAATTGATCTGTTTCTTCTGAATCAATTTCTCCATCTGCTGACATTGCATCTGCAATTTCTTCAACTTCTGTACTATCAATTTTACCATCTTCTAATGCATCATCAACTGTATTTGTTACATCTTCTTCTGATCCCGTCACTGGCTCTGTGTCCACTGGTTCTGTTTCCACTGGCTCTGTGTCCACTGGTTCTGTTTCTACAGGTGTTGTATCAACTGGCTCTGTGTCCACTGGTTCTGTTTCTACTGGCTCTGTGTCCACTGGTTCTGTTTCTACTGGCTCTGTGTCCACTGGTTCTGTGTCTACTGGTTCTGTTTCCACTGGCTCTGTTTCTACAGGTGTTGTATCAACTGGCTCTGTTTCTACAGGTGTGGTATCAACTGGTGTGGTAGTTACTGGTGTAGTGTCTACAGGTGGCACAACTACGGGTGTAGTGTCTACAGGTGGCACGACTACTGGTGGTTCAACTGGTGCAGGTGGAGCAGGGGCTGGCAAGGGCGCTGGTGCAGGAACTGCATCAATTACTGTTTGAGCTGCTGCCACTATTGTAGGTGCTGTAGTTACTTTTTCTACTGCTACAGAAACTGTTGCAATTGCCGCTACTTTATTAGTTAAGTCTGTGCTTGCATTATTTAATGATGTAATTGTATTTTGAGAAACAGTTGCAATTGGTGCAATAACTGTATTTGTATTTGCTGTATTTGTTGCAACAATAGCTGTAACTGCTGAGTTTAATGTAGCAATTTGTGCATTTGCTGTATCAATTGCTGCCAAGACTGTCGCATTGTCTGGATCAGGAGTGGGAGTAAATGCAGATCCTTGACTAATTGTTCCAGTAAATCCAGTAGTCGTGCTTGTGTTATCAATAGCTGTTATGGGACCATTAGTAGTCTCTCTTACATTAAACCTAGCACCATTTGGTATTGGTCCAGTCACGCTTACATCTGCTTGCCATGCGCCATCTGTTGGATTAACATCGGCATTAAATCTAACTTGAGTCATTTGTGTCTCTGCTGTTTGCAAAGGATAAACTCTAAGATCCCAAGCAACGCTAAGGGTGTTTGTAGTTGTTGAATATGTAATTCCAGATCCATTACTCCAAGTGGTCCAGTCATACCCTGCTATAGAAATCGAAGGCGCATTTGGAGTAGAATAATAGTTTGCACCTTCATTTACACCAAAGGTAATAGTGGCATTGGACCCGACGTAAACATTGTTATATGTTACTCCGCCCATCTGTAAATTAAATGGAAGATTCATTCTAATTCCAGCATCGTCTGTATTTGGCAAAACATTTGTTGTTGATCCGATTGTAGCTGCAAGGGCGTTTACTGCATCTTGAGCATTATTAATTGCTACGTTTGCTTGAGTTAATTGTGTTTGAGCCTCTGTCTGTGCAGGTGTTACTGCTGCTACTGCCGTGGTTGCCGTTGCAACTGTAGCTGTGGCAGTATCTACAGATGTTTGTGCTGTTTGAATTAAAGTAGTTGCTGTCTCTGATTGTGCAACTTCTACCGCAATTGCAGTTGCTACCTGAGTAACCGTAGTTGGCGCTTCTGTCATTAAGGGAGTTGCTGTGGCTATAACTGTAGACGTTGCTGATTCAATTACAGGTACTGCTGCAGTAATTACTGCCTGTGCTGTAATTACTTCTGGTGTTTGAGTTGTAGCTGTTACTGGAATTGCAGCCACTGCCTGTGTGACAGATGCTATTGTTGATGCAACTGTTTGAACAACTGTTGTTGCTGTTTCTACGGCTGAGGATACATTTGATACTTCTGCTACCGCAGCCGTCGCTGCTGCTACCGCTGTATTTGCTGCCGCTACAGCAGTGTTAGACGCTGTTACTGATTCAACCGCAGTGGCTATAGTCACTGTTGCTGTATCCGATGCAGCTGCGGCTTGTGCAACTTCTGTCGTTGCAGTTGCGATTGCTGTATTGACCGCTTGTTGTGCTGGGCTTACAACAACTTGCTCTGAGGGGGCTGGTGGCTCATTAGCATTAGCAAAATTAGGACTAAAAAGGAAAAGCCAGCCGATTATAAAAAGGCTGGTTAAAAAATACTGTAACTTTCTAGTCAACTAGGTATCTCCTAAGTAATGCAATATCTTTGCTTACTTAATAATTATACCACTAATGTTATTTAGGATTATCTGTTTTATAGAAACCATTACCTTTAAACTGGATGCCAAACGGAGTAAAGTGTCTAGTCATTTCAGACTCACATTCAACACATGTATATCCTGGATCCTCATCTTTAATTGATCTATGTACTGACATTGTTGCATGTGCATCATCATATGAGCATTTATATTCGTATACTGGCATCACAGTACCCCTTGAACTGATTTTGTCATTTTATGCAATCTGTAAAGCTGATCATCCCATATGCTATCTGAAATAAGTATGTCGGTTATCCCCAAAAGACTAAGTTTTTTTAGTTTTTCTATGACAGCCTCTTCTGTACCATATACCATAGAGTTACGCATCATATAATTCTTTTCTTGATTGGCCACCGCTTTTGCTTCTTCATTGGTGTCACGTATAATAACTATGGTTGAGGCCATTTTTCGTTTTGTATTTACAGTAAAACCCTCTTTGTAGGTTGATAACATTGCCAGGTGCATGTCAGCATACTTTTCTGAGTTTTCAATTGTTTTCTCTGAAGTTCCACTAATAACAATGTCTGGCTTTTTTATTAGCATTGGATGCTTTAAAAATTTTTCTATCCACTCTGTTGTGTACAAAACTCTTTGATCCTTAGTTTCCATTTGATTAGATATATATACCATATTATTTACACTATCTTCATCTTCTTTCATGTCTCCCGCTGCTACGTTTAGCATTACCCTATTTTTATCTATCTCGTGAAAAGAGTGCATCATCATGGCGCAAAGCTCAGGGCTAACCGCATATGTTCTAATTGCAAACATATATTTAAATGAATGTTTTGGATCCATAATATGTGCAACCTTGATCATATAGTCTGGCAAAAGAGAATGATAGACAAGCAAAATGGATTTATATCCTGCTTCATTTACGGTATTGGAAAGCCGTTTAAGTGAAATTAAATCACTATCATCTCTAACTGACATCCAATGCAGATCCATTTTTCCCTAACTAATAATAAAGAGCAGTTTGGGGACATACTCAGGTCCATCCTGCGGGTAACGGCCCGCTATCTGCGACTCCCCAGTTACGGGGTGCAGATTTCTATTATACCTTACTTGATTTTAATTGCTTTAGGCTTTTTTTCTTCTGGAACAATGCGATCAACATTAATATGTAGCATGCCGTCCTTTAGCTCTGCACCAGATACTTCCATGTATTCACCTAGAGCAAAAGATCTGACGAACTTTCTACCAGCAATACCCTTGTGAACAATTTCTGCATCTGTAACCTCTACAATTTCACCCTTAATAATAAGCGTTCCATCTTCTACTGAAACACTAACATCTTCCTTGGCAAACCCTGCAATAGCAAGCGATAGCCTATATGTGTCTTCATCTAATTTAAGAAGATCATATGGAGGATATGATTGAGAGTTGATTTTGTGTGCACTATTTAGACGGGCTAGGTCCCTATTAAAGCCAATAAAAAAAGGATCATTAAATAGATCCATTGCGAATTGTGTTACCATGTTATTCCCCTTTCAAGCGAATAATTTAATATAGACCCTCTATTGAGCGATCTATATATAATTATATCAAAATATTTTTAGATTGTCTACTGGTACCCCTGGCAGGAATCGAACCTGCGGCCAACAGATTAGAAGTCTGTTGCTCTTCCGCTGAGCTACAAGGGTATGGCTGGGGATGCAGGCATCGATCCTGCGACATTCGAATTAACAGTTCGACGCTCTACCATCTGAGCTAATCCCCATCGTTGTGACTTAACCCAATTTCTTTTAACAAGGACTCCGCTTCGGGAGTATAGGAAATGGTGGCTTCTAAATTTTCATTATATTCTACATTTATTAAATTCTTATTAAAAAGATCAAGCAGTGCTTTGTCTATAAATTTTACATGAGCTTCCCACAAATCAGGTGCTAAATATTTTGCCTTTTCTGTAACAGTAAATAAAATTTCTCCATCTTTGTCTACGCCGCTAATATCTACTGCGCCTATTTCAATATAGTAATCTAGATCTTCGTGCTCCATTTTTCCCCCTTCTGTGCAACAAGTAGGACTTGAACCTACGATTACCGAATTATGAGTTCGGGGCTTTAACCAACTAAGCTATTGTTGCCCGTTAGTATATTATATCCATAATGCGCCTGCCAGTCAATAGCGTCTTGTTGATCATTTAACAATGGCTGACCCTTTATATTTAAACTTGTATTTAAAAGCACTGGACATCCTGTGTCCCAATACCATTTTCTTAAAAGCATGTGAAGATCTGGATGCTGATCTCTATTAATTGTTTGTACTCTAGAGGTTCCGTCTTCGTGAACAACTGCTGGTATTTTTTCTGGGTACTTACATTTAACCGTATACTGCATGTAAGGAGATGTAAAATCCATATCAAACCATTCTCTTGCAAATTCCTCTAGAACTACTGGAGCAAAAGGTCTAAATTGTTCTCTTTGTTTAATTGTATTTACTTTATCTTTAATGTCTGGGTCTCTAGGGTCAGCCAAAATACTTCTATTACCAAGTGCTCTTGGTCCGTACTCTGCTCTTCCAACTGCAACTGCTGCTATTTTATTTGTTTTTAGTTGTGCAAGTATCTCGTTAACAGGATACGTTCCTCCCATATCATAGCCTAAATATGGAGTCTTCCAATCTAAATGCTTTCCATATAATGCTGCGGCGGCACCTAAAGAACTTCCAGCATCCCCTGGGTTTGGCATAATCCAAACGTCTTTAAATATTTTCCAAAGCAGAGTGTTGGCTGATGAATTTAATGCACAGCCTCCCATAAACACCAAGTTGTCCTTGCCAGTAATTAATTTAGCCATACGCATAAAATCGTTAAGTCTTTGCTCATAAACTATTTGAGCTGCTGCTGCTATGTCAAATTTATCTTCTTCTGAAACCCAGCCCCAGTCCGTAATGCCGTTATGAAAATTGTATTTTTGATTATTATATGAAGGAAAATAATCGTTAACTTTTTTATAGTATTTGGTCCAGTCCCCATATGCCGCCATACCCATCATAATATATTCCTCTTGGTTTGGCATTAATCCTATTAGTTGAGTAAAGGCTGAATAAAATAATCCAAAGCTCACTGGGTAACTATGTTTATACTTTAACTTAATTTTTTCGCCTTTGCCCGTCCAAATTGTAGAAGTGTTATATTCTCCCATAGAGTCTAAAACTACAATAACTGCATCTGTAAACTTGCTAGTATAATATCCAGCACACGCATGTGAGTAGTGGTGGCTAAAAGACTTTCTTGGCACACCTGGCAAATCAAACCTTGGTCTCCAGTCTCCTGCACCGCCCTTTAGAAATAGCCTGGAGGCCTTTAGAAGCGGTTTTTCGTAGTAGGCTATACGATCTGGTACCCCATACGACAAAGCGTCCTTAACTAAACTATCATTAATATACCAATCATTTTTTTGCTTACTGTATCTTTCTGAATGGCCCGCAAAGAGTATCTCTCCATCTTTAATTAAAGACAATGAGGCATCATGAGAGGTTTCATTAACTCCTAAAATAATCATTTTACTACCCCGTCCCATCTATTTTTCATTTCAGATAAAACTTTTTCTGCTACGTGTGCGTTCCTGTGGGAACCCCAGTGAGGGGTACTGGTTGCAACTCTCCCGATATCTTTTGCATGATCAAAAAAGATTTTATCCTCCGACTCTAAATCTTTGTGACAACCTGAGCTATCTAAAATATCTTTTCTCTCTTTATCTAGGCGCCAATTCCAAATTGGTATATGGAAATAGCTTTGATGATCTTTATTATTTTTTTGTAAATCTGCAACAAAATCCATTACACTATATGAGTTGCTCCAGCAGGACCACATAAATTTAATACCTGCATTGTCACAATATTGTTCGAGCATTAAAAGCATTTGCATATTTATAAAATATGCTGACTGTGGGTTCATGACATCTTCTATTGCGTATGGGGCTTTTGCGTATATAGGGGTAAAGACATCAACAGTAGCAATCTGTAATGGAGAAAAATCGATATCTTCCGTTTCTGTTTTTTTAAACTTTTTATAATATTCTGCCCAGTCCCACTTATTAAGCGTGTTGGGGTCTGGAATAAATTCAATCCTTTCAAATGGTGGTAGCATACAATAAATGTATTTTGGGTTTCCAAATTCTTTTATGTAAGCAAATGTTGAGCGAACAACTGAGCCTACTGAGTTACCCTCATAAGCAATATTATGGACTGTTCCCAAAAAGTTATCTTCTACAATGTCCGAAAACCTATATTGTTTTGGCAAAGAGTTCCCCCATGTTTGAGAGCATCCGTTTATCAATAAGTCTGCGGCTTCAAAAAAATCTTTGTCTCTGAATCCATAGTTATTTAAATAGTAATGAATATCATCTTTATTCCATTCCTTAAGCAACTTGCTGAGTGTTGGAGCTCTATTTACATAAATTTGATTTTCTAATTTGTTTGAATAAATAGCTTCGGCTGTTCTTTTGCCATCTTTTATATCCCAATCGATATATTTTTTGCCGCCTTGATTATCCATTTAAAGTCTCCTCATAAAATTTTTCTGCGATATGAATGCTTGCGTGTGCCCCTATGTGAGGGTTTTTGTGTTGATCATAATCGTTTGCTATTTCCCAAAACATTCTGTAACTTGGATTGTCTGCAAGATCTTTATGGCAATTGGGGTGATCTCCACTAAATGTTTTTTCGTTAAACCACCTAGAGTCTATAGA